TCCAGATTCTTCTACTTGGACAAACAAAACAGACGACCAAAAGAAAAGAGCATTAATATCTGCTGCTAGATGGATTGATACCTTAGTTTTTTATGGTGATAGATGTGATGATGGACAGGCATTAAAATTTCCAAGAAATAATTATCAGGTAGATGGAGTTGAATTAGCTTGTTCTAAAATTCCTAACGGAATTAAATATGCACAATATGAATTAGCTAGAGCTTTGGCAAATGATACTGATGCTATTACTGGTACAACTGGTAAAGATGGTAATTTTGAAGAGGTAAAATTAGGAGATATCCAAGTTAAATACAATACCGATAGTCAAGGCACTGGTTCTGTCAATAATATTTTAGATGTTTACCCTTGGCTCCAAAGTTATCTTGGAGCATATATGCTAGGTGGAGCAGGAACTTTTCAATTAAGGGCGGTTAGAGGCTAATGGCAGGACAACTAGATACAGCACTAAAAAACATAGCCAAACAAGTTGTGTCTCAACTAGGAGACTCATTAGACACAACAATTATTTACACTCGAAAATCATCAGCTTCCTACAACACATCTACTGGTGCAGTAACTACTAGCGATACTTCATACACAATAAAAGTTCCTGTAGAGTTCATACAGTCAACTGAAGAATCAGGCTATCAAGAAAACATAGCTAGAATTTTTATAACACCTGATCTTATAGGAGACAGCCAGCCTCTATTATCAGACGAGATCACCCTTACATTTTCTGGATCGACCAGAGTTGCAAAGATTACAGATGTAAGAACTTTGCGTGGCGGTCAGGAATATTTATTCAGAGTTGACGTTATCTTCTAATGACTTTAGTAAACGCACGAGCAGCATTTGAAACCGCAATCAAAAATGCAGTAACAACTGCTGACAACACAGTAACAGTTGTGTTTGATAATATGCCTTTCACAACTCCAGGTAAGAACAAAAAATATGTGATGGTGAACTTGGATTTTACACAATCAACAATGCAACCTCAAGGAGCAGCATTAGATTATTATGAGGGAACAATAAGATGTGGAATTATGACTCCATCTAATAAAGGCAGTGCGGTAGCTGCTGCTATAGCTGAGTCAGTAATTGATGGAATGACATCAGTAAACGCTTCCAATTATTCTGATACTTTTTCTGTAACTCCAAGAGTATCAAGCATTAGTGGACCTACATCTATAACTACAGAAGATCAAAGTCATTTTATGAGTGTAGTTAATTGCAATTTTACAGCCAATGCGTAAAGACATAAAACAACTTACTAAAGATATAGAAGATGCTATTTTAATCGGCAAAAGCATAGCAGCATCAGAAATTCATTTTACTTTGCAGCATAGAAGTCCTTTCTGGACAGGTACTTTTAATAGATCATGGAAAGTACAAAAGGGTAAACCAGTAGATGCTGTTATTCCCAGATCAGGCGATACTGAAGAACAGGCAAGCGGTAAAAATCCAAAGAAAGGTGAACTTATACCAACAAAACTAAACGAACATTTATACATAGGAAATCAAACTGACTATGCAGCTTTTGTTATAAACCAGAAAAAACACAAAGACGATGGAACAATGTACGAAGATTTATTTAAAGAAGGGAGGAATACAACTCCTATACCCAATCAGCCTGATTGGTACGAAGTATATTTAAAAACTGCACTAGAGCAGGATCTTGATGAAGGCTTTTCACAGTTTGGCTTAAAGTAGTAAAGACATAAATAGGTCTTTAAGTTATACTACAGGAATAGATATAATTTTTTATGCCAACAACAAGAGCAATCGACAAACTAAGAGAAGCATTTAGTGTTGAAGAACGCAGTAGCTACTCCATGTTTAAAGAGGGAAAATTAATTCTAAAAATATTTTGGTCTCCCCTAACTATAGCTGATAGAGACACTATAAACAGTACACTAATAGCTATGAACAAAGGCAAAGAAGAAGGAAGTTTAGACTTTGCTCTTCAAGTAATTGTTACAAAAGCTGAAGATGAATCTGGTGCAAAAATGTTCACATCAGGAGATCTACCAGCACTTAGAAGAGAAATACCAATGTCAATACTTATTGATCTTATGACTAAAATGCAAAGTATGGGCGAGGAGGAAAGCTCCGATGCCGTAAAAAGCTAAACTAAAAGACGACAATTTTGTATATTTACAATTTTTTATTGCAGAAAAATTAGGATATACATTCAAAGAAATAAGACAAAGAATGTCCGTGCAAGAACTATACGGTTGGAACGCTTACTTTACTATCAAAGCTGAAAGAGAAGAAGAAGCCTACGAAAAAGCAAGAAGGCAAGCCCAAACACGCAAAGTACGCTAAACTTTTAATATCTGTACTTTCGGAAATAGTAAGTGGCAACCGAATACGAAGTAAATATAAAACTAAATACGGCAAATCTTAAAAAAGATTTGGATACTGTCGGCAATAAAATAAAAGATTTAGGTAAAACTCAAAACACTAAAGCAAAGAAAGCATTAAGTAATTCAGATGCAGTTCTTAAAAAAGAAATAGCAATACTAGCAGCAGAAAATAAAGGATTAAGGCTTAAAGGACAAATAAATAAATTAGAAAAAGATGGATTTAGTGTAAAAGGACAGATTAAAAAAGTTGAGTTTGCTATAGAGAAGGCAAAGGAAGGTCAGTTAGGTAGGGCTGAACTAATATTCAAAAGACAAGAAAAAGGGGTTATTTTAAGAAAAAATGAGTTAGCTGCTGAAGCAAAAATAACAGAACAACTAACTAAACAGAAGGCATTATCTACAGGCATAGCATCTCCTGTGTTTGGTAAACCTAGTCAGATAGGATCACCCACAAACATAGCCTCTATACTTAACAATCCATTGACTCCAGACTCTCCTGTGCAACAGGCTTTGAAGAGAATGGAAGATAAAACAAAGTCAGATCAAAAACAGGCAATACTTAACAGAAAGAAATCACTAAGTTTAGGTAAAGATATAGTCAAAATTAAAGTTGATGAAGGCAAAGCAACTGCAAAAAATCTTGATTTAGAGGGAAGGCAGTTAGAAAAACAGGCACAAAGATTAAATGCAGCTATATCTCCTCAAGGTGCTTTTAGTAGATTATCTGATAGGCAATCAAGAGACAGAGAAGGCAGACGAACATTTATGAATAATCGTTTTGCTCGTGCAGGGCTACCGATGCCGACAAGAGGATTTGATTTTCAAAGTGCTTTAATAAGTGGTGGTTTCCCATTGCTATTTGGTCAGGGTCCAGTAACAGCAGCAGCAGGAGCTTTAGGTGGTGGTGTCGGTGGAATGTTTGGAGGCATGGGCGGATTTGCTGGAGGTATTGCAGGAACAGCAATAATATCGGGTATCCAGCAACAAATAACAGCAGTAGCACAATTAGGACAGGCATTTAACTCCATCACTCCAAATATCCAAGCACTTACCGCATCACTAGGTATAGCTGGAACGGAAGAAGAAAGAAGATTAAAATTAATAGAAGAAACACAAGGCAGACAAGCTGCGTTAGCTGCTGTAACTGAACGTATGAATAAAGCCATTGGGGTTGACGGAGTAGAAAATTTGAAGAGATTTGGAGAAACAAGTCAATTACTGGCAAACGCATTTACCTTGGCAATGACAAAAATGCAAGCTGCTTTAGCTCCATTTTTTGAACTACTTGCAACTCCTTTTGTCGGTCAAATAAGAGAACAAAAAAGGAACGAGCAAATTGCTGCTGGCGGTGGAGCCACAGATGCAACTTTATTAGGATTACAGGAAGAACTAGCAGGAATAGCGTCTACTAAACAAAATAGAGCAAGACGTAATAGATTAAAAGCACAGATAGAAGCTAGAAAGGAAGAGTTAGCCGAATTAGGAAAAATCGAAATAACAGCTAAAAATATAAGAATGATAGAGGATTCTAAACTTAAAAAGATAAGGCAACAAAATGATTTACTGAGAGCAAAAATAAATGGAAACTTTGAGGAAGTTAAGTTAGCTCAAGAAGTAGAAGAAAAGATACAGGAAATGGTAGAGGCAGGAGCAAAAATTAATGAAATAGATAAGCAAAGAGTTGAAGATACTATGAAGCTAAATAAAGATTTAGAAAAACAAGCAGAATTAGCAGAAAAAATACGACAGTCATTTAAAGATTTAGGACAGTCAATAGCGACAGATATATCTGATGGAATAAAAGGAATAATTCGTGGAACATCAACACTCAACGATCTGTTAAATAATGTAATGGATAAGTTAATAGACACAGCATTTAACATGGCATTTTTTGGTAATCCACAAGGCACACTAGGAGGTGGAGGATTATTTGGCTCAATATTTAGTGGCCTTGGAGGATTATTCGGTGGTGATCCCACTTTTGGAACAGGAATACCTAGTGGAGCAGACTTACCTAAAGGATCTTTTGGTATATCTACTATTACAAGAGCATCAGGAGGACCAGTAAAAGGAGGAACTGGTTATCTTGTCGGAGAACGTGGACCAGAAATGTTTACTCCAGGTGTATCTGGAATGATTACACCAAATCATGCTCTTGGCGGTACAACAAATGTTGTAGTAAATGTAGATGCTTCTGGATCTTCTGTTGAGGGAGATGAAGAGCAGGGCAGAGAACTTGGTCGAATGATCTCAGCAGCGATACAATCAGAATTAATTAAACAAAAACGACCAGGAGGTATGCTCGCATAATGGCTACGTTTCCTTCAATAAAACCTACATACGGACAACAAAAAAGATCCGCACCAAATA